GCTATCTGATTGGCAGCAAAGCCTTATAGACATTGAGGAAGAGCTACAACAAGTCTTCCAACCTATAACGACTGAGCGATATAGCGACAAGACAGGTAAGCGATTGAAGGATAAAGTAACCGTATTTAACCCAGGTTCCCGTAAGCAAATAGCGGAACGATTAATGAGTCTCGGTTGGAAACCAAGAAAACATACAGAGAAAGGTTCGGTTATTGTTGATGAGAAAGTATTACAAACTGTTAGAATCCCTCAAGCTAAACCTATTCTGCGATATCTACTCCTTCAGAAACGGGTGGCTCAAGTTAAGTCGTGGGTTGAGAATGTATCTGAAAGGGGACGGGTACATTGTCAGGTCAGAACCAACGGAGCAATCACGGGACGAATGACCCATAGTAAACCTAATCTCGCACAAGTACCGAGGGTAGGCACTGAGTACGGTGAGGAGTGTAGATCGGTATGGACAGTAGAGGATGGTAATGTACTATTAGGTGCGGATGCTTCTGGGTTAGAATTGAGAATGTTAGCGCATTTCATGGATGATCCTACCTACACCAAAGAGATACTCAGTGGTGACATCCACACAGCTAACATGAAAGCTGCTGGACTGACTGACAGGGACCAAGCCAAGACGTTTATCTATGCGTTTCTCTACGGTGCTGGTCCTGCTAAGATCGGAGCGATTGTAGGTGGTCGTGAGCGAGAAGGTAAGCGGTTGATTAACAGCTTCTTAAAGAACACGCCAGCCTTGCAGAAGCTCAAGGACAAGGTGAGTCGATTGGCTGAGAAGGAATGGTTACCTGGATTGGATGGTCGTAGGTTGATTGTCCGGTCACAACACGCAGCACTGAATACCTTACTGCAAGGTGCTGGTGCAATAGTGATGAAGCAAGCGTTAATAATGTTGAACAGAAAGTTAATCCATGCTAATATGGATGCTCGGTTTGTTGCCAATGTACATGATGAATGGCAGATTGAAACAACCGAACAAGATGCGGAAACGGTTGGACACTTCGCAGTACAATCCATCCGTCAAGCTGGAATCCGTCTAAACTTACGATGCCCATTAGACGGGGAATTTAAAGTAGGACTGAACTGGGCATCTACACATTAACTAAAGGAAATTAAATGAAACCAGTAAAAGTAAAAGGTCAGGTATTTTGGTCACGACATAACGAGGCTTACGATGATGGTAGGTTTGGTGTGGACATTGGTCAACTGTCTGAGAAAGCAGTAGCTAAGTTACAAGATGAAGCGATGCTTGATGTTAAGCATAAAGAAGATCAGCAGTTTCATGTAACTTGCAAGAGTAATTATCCAATCAAGATGGTTGACTCAGAGGGCGTAGAGATTACAGGTAAGATCGGTAATGGCTCTGATTGTGTTGCCATCATTGACCCTTATAGCTACAACTATAAAGGTAAGAAGGGCGTGTCAGCAGGGATTAGGGGGACGGTAGTTGTTACCAACCTGATTCACTATGACGCACCGTCAGCTAGTGACCCAGAACTGGACGCACTAGAAGCAGTATAATGGGTAGACCGTCTCTCAATAATGCAACAGCACTGATTGACGGTGATATCCTTGTGTATCGGATTGGCTTTGCGAGTGATGACGATGATGAAAAGTTTGCTATTAGTCGGATGGGTAATTATGTTACTAACCTTTTACGTTTCGATTACTTAGATGACTTCTCTGGTTACATCACAGGCAGAACCAATTTCCGGTACAAGATAGCTAACGAGAAAGAGTACAAGGGGAATCGTAGTGGCACTAGAAAGCCTAACCATTACACCGCCCTGCGTCAGTACCTCATGGACAAGTGGGGATTTGAGTTAAGCGAAGGGGAAGAAGCGGATGACGCAATTGGAATTGCAGCCTACACTATGAAGGCTGGATCCTTTTGCGTTATGTCGTTAGATAAAGACCTTGATATGTTACGGGGATGGCACTATAACTTCGTCAAGGACAATCTGTATTACATTACTGAGAAGGAAGCCATCAAACATTTCTACCTCCAGATACTGACAGGTGATCGAGTGGACAACATCCCAGGATTACAGGGTATAGGTCCCGTGAAAGCCGATAAGATACTGAAGGATTGTAAAAACGAGAGACAATTATTTGCTGCGGTTTTAGAATCGTATGAGGATAACCTTGAGTTGTTAACTGAAAGAGCGCAACTATTATGGATACGGAGAAAAGCTGGCGAGATTTGGACACCCAAGATTTCCCAGAAATAGTTTATATCGAATGGTGGGATGCTGTGTCAGAAGCTGGATGGGAAACCGTTGAGAAAGCTGAGGCTCACCCAGTGTTAAGTATAGGTTTCTTAGTAGCGGAAGATGATAACGCTATCTGTATTGCTGCTGCTATATCTGACGATCAGTCTAACTCAAGAATGCAAATACCTAAGGGCATGATAAGCAAGATGAAACGGGTTAGATTGAATAAGTTCTTAGACATAAGGAGAAAACAATCAAAACCCAAAGCGCAAAAGCAAAAGGAAGAAAACTCCAACAGTGGTTCCGAGACAAACTTCTGGACAGGTTCAACTTTTCCAGGTCCGATGTAAGGTCCACCAGTATGGGTGCTGGAGGGGAAGACATTCTGTTTTCTCAAGAAGCCGGAGACACACTAGGTATATCAGTTGAGTGCAAGTCAAGAAACTCTATGGCTTTGTATGCCTTCTATTCCCAAGCTGCCGACAATTGTCCAGAAGATAGAGAGCCTGTTGTAGTAGTCAAACAGAATCACTCTAAGCCTCTGGCAGTCATCGACGCTGAGTACTTCATACACTTGCTAAAGGAACAACATGAGACACTTAGTAATTCCTGACACTCAATGCAAACCTGGCTATCCTACTGAGCATTTAGAGTGGGTCGGTAAGTATGCAGCTGAGAAGAAACCAGAAGTTATTGTCCATCTCGGAGATCATTGGGATATGCCAAGCCTATCTGTATACGATGTCGGTAAGAAAGCGTTTGAAGGTAGGACGTATCAGTCTGACATCACTGCCGGTAACTTAGCGATGAACAGGTTGATGAAACCTATTGTCAACGAGATTAACAGGTTAAAGAGAAACAGAAAGAAAACATGGAACCCTAAGTTAGTTTTCTTAATTGGTAATCATGAGCAACGTATTGAGAGAGCAATAGAGTCTGATAGAAAACTAGAAGGATTGGTAGGCTACGGTGACTTTAACCTCAAACAATACGGCTGGGAAGTGCAAGACTTTTTGGATGTAAAAATAATAAATAACATTGCATACAGTCATTACTTTACATCAGGCGTTATGGGTAGACCAGTTAGTAATCCTGGTTTACTTTTACAGAAGAAGCATATGAGTTGTATTATGGGACACGTTCAAGACCGAGCTATATCATTTAGTAAACGGGCAGACGGTTCTAGTATTACAGGAATCTTTGCTGGTATCTGTTACCAACATGACGAAGACTACTTAACTCCGCAGACAAATGGCAGCTGGTCAGGAGTTTGGATGTTAAACGAAGTAGACAATGGTAGCTTTGATGAAATGCCAATCAGTTTAAATTATCTAAGGAAGAAATATGGAAGTAGAAGAACTGCTAGAAACCAGAGGTGACACTTACGGGCAGTACATAGTAGTTAGCCGGATTAGTCAGGATATAAAGAAGATCATGAAGAGTTCACCTAACTACGAAACAATGCCTAACTATATGCGAGAGTCTCTTGACATGATTGCTAACAAGTTAGCTAGGATACTTAATGGCGATCCGCACTATTTAGATTCTTGGTCGGACATAGCTGGTTATGTTACTCTTGTCAAGATGGAGATAGAGGACCATGAACCTGACAATCGCTGAGTTAAAAGAAAAGCTGATGCAGTTTGATGAGCTTGATTTGATTGAGCTTCTGGACCTAACTTCAGAAGACATACTTGATCGGTTTGAAGATGTTGTTGAAGATAAATATGAATTATTAAAAAAGGAAATATAGATGGATTTTTACCAGGAGTACATTGCTAAGAGTAGGTATTGCAGATTCGTAGAAGCAGAAGGACGCAGGGAAGATTGGTTTGAGACAGTCGATAGGTACATGGACTTCATGAAGAACCATCTGGAGACTAAGCATAACCATGTCATGCCGATGGAGATAGACTCGGAGATGCGTGAGGCTATTAAGAACCTAGAGGTTGTACCTTCTATGAGAGCTATCATGGCTGCAGGTAAGGCACTCGATAGGGACAACACAGCAGGATACAACTGTAGCTATATGCCGGTTGATGATCCTAAAGCATTTGACGAAGCTATGTACATCCTACTGTGCGGTACTGGTGTAGGGTTTAGTGTTGAACATAAGTACGTTGACAAGTTACCTGAGATACCTGACCAGTTGTTCGACTCTGAAACAACTATCGTTGTACCTGATAGCAAGGAAGGTTGGGCTAAGTCACTACGTCAGGTCATTGCTTTGTTGTACTCTGGTGAGATACCCCGGTGGGATACAAGCAAGGTTAGACCAGCAGGTGCTAGACTAAAGACGTTCGGCGGTAGGGCTAGTGGACCAGAACCTTTACATGAGTTGTTTAAGTTTGTTATCGCTAAGTTCCAGGGAGCAACAGGTCGGAAACTAAACACACTAGAGTGCCACGACATTATGTGTAAGGTGGCTGAGGTTGTCGTAGTGGGTGGTGTTAGACGTTCAGCTATGATCTCACTGTCTGACTTAGAGGATGACAAGATGCGTCACGCTAAGGTAGGTCAATGGTGGGAAGCTAATCCTCAACGTGCGTTGGCTAACAACTCTGCGGTGTATGCTACCAAGCCTGACGTAGGACAGTTTCTAAACGAGTGGACCAGCTTGTATCACAGTCAC